GTAATCTCTGTGACGGCCAATCATCAGATCCTCTGCCTCATCGAATACACCTGCGACAGCGATCAGAAACGACGGCTCTAGTCCTTGGTCGGCGGCAGGTAACCCCCGATAAAACCTTTCCGCTTGTCTAGGTGGATTCTCACTAGCCCAAGCCCCAGTAATGCGAACGTGAGCCGTTCCCAATCCTCGTCCAGCAACCTCAGACACCAGCCCTCCTACGAATACCGTCAACACCTTCAGCGAGGAAGGTGCTGTTTACGTCCATGCCGTCAGGCATGTGGATGATGACCGCTTGATCCACTGATGTGGCAATCTTGCGGCCAAGTTCTTTACCTGGCTGGTCCCCGTCACACAAAACCAGGACACGTTCATAGTCAAGGAATGCCCGTGCATAGAATGGCTTCCACGCGGAGGTTCCCTGTAGGGCAACAGCGGGTATGCCGCACAGGGTGTTGGCTGTGATGCAGTCAATCTCACCTTCACAGATGGCGATCACATCTGATGCCTGCCGGAAAGCCATCACGTTGTACAGGATGTGTTCTGACCCTGCACGGGACAGGTACTTCGGTGACTGCTCCTCAGTTACTGCACGGAAACGAACATCAACCACGCCCGTTGGGGTCACATATGGCAACGACATTCGACCGATGAACTGCTCATGCCCGACAGCAACATTATCTGCCGTGACGTACCCGAGAAGATGAGCTTCTGCTGCCTGTTTGGTAATCCCTCTGGCTGCCAGATACGCCGCTACCTCGTCCACGCTCCCGTGATACTTGTTCACCGCTTCCGCTAGTGACATTCTCAACGATTCTGAAAGCATCCCTGTACTCACCGCCTTCGATCTCCTTCACCAGTTTGACCACGTCCCCTTTGAGACCGCACGACATGCAGGCGACACCGCCCGTGTCGTTGTTCACCCTGCATGAAGGGTGTACGTCTTTGTGTAGGCCACAAGATATGGTCTGCCACCCGTTCCTCGGATTCGGCACCTTCCATCCGTAGTGTTTGAGTACAGCCCACAGGTCACCTCTTTTGTAGGTGTAGGAGGAGTGCGGCAAAATCGTCAGCCTCCATTACGACATAGGATTTGGATACGTGATTCATGCGCCGCTTCACGACAGCGGCACCGATCACCAGATCGGCAGGTGTGGGTTCATGCACATGCTTGGCTTCCCAACGCATCGCTTCACTGGTGGCTTCAGCCATGTAGCCTGCAAGGTTGATGGCCTTCTCGTTCTTGGCTTCCAAGATCAAGGCTAGGTCATGCACACGGATGAGCAAATCACCTTCGTCGTCCTTGCCACGGCGCACTAGGCGTGTCGTGTTCAAAAACTTCTCACGAAAAAACTGCTCCAGGTCAATTTCGAACGCGGCACCTTTACGCTTATTTGCTTTGGCCCTGCTACTTGCGTCCGTCATGCAACTCCACCCCACAATCACAACACACCGTGTTCTCGTCACCCTCAAAGGTCATAAGACGCACGGTCCCTTCATGTGGACAGTCGTTCACAAGTTGATATCCTTGATCTGCATACGTGCAGGGTCATACTCCAGCCACAACGCTGTAGACCCTGACGGGTCAGCAGGCCCATACCTGTTCTTCACAGGGGCAACAGACATGAGGCCATCAGAAGGTGAGGCTAGGGTGCAGATGAGGCTGGGGATCTGTGCGATCTTCCCATGCAAGGCGGCACGAGGTGGACACGGATTGCCTTGATACTGCTCAGAGGTGTGATGCAGCACCAACACAGCAGCGCCCGTGTCCCTGGCCCACCACTTCAGCTCACGCATCAGCGACCTGAGGGAACCAAACTCGTCCCCATGTTCATGCAACACGTCGATAGCGTTATCCACCACGAGCAGACGCATGTTGTCCCCGTGCACTTCACGGTACAGGGCAACCTCGTCAGCCAGGTCAGACAACGATGGGCTGGCATCGAACATCCATGAAATGTGTGACCCGTTACGGGACAGCACATCGGAAGCCCACGTGGAGTCAGCCTGAATACGCTGCTCCACTTCATGCTGCGACAACCCTGTCAGCATGGCTGTGGTACGCAAAGCCATCGTAGCCTCATGCGTATCCATAGACGCATACAAGGTGGGTACACCTGACAGGACAGCGATAGATAAGGCGAGAGTGGATTTGCCTGCCCCTGGTGGGCCAGCAATCATAGTCACTTCGCCTCTGCGAATAGTGATTTGATAGTCAGCAAAGGACCGGAACGGGACAGGTATGACTGCCCCGCCCCGATCCAACTGCGTGACTGCACGGTCAAGACGCCTCATCGCCTACGCGGGGAACGCATCCCACTCAGGTGTGCCCCGCTTAATCCACACAGGATCACACTTCGCCCCACCCTGGGGTGCGTTACACATCCATGCCTTCCACGGACCCTTAGCGCCAACCTTCGACACAGGGTTACGGGCACCGTGGGCACAAGCGGGGGCGACAGCAGACTGGAACGCCGCTGGGGGAGCCGCAGGGGAAGGGGCCTGCGGTGCGACGTTCCAGCCTGCGTCGTGGGAGACAGCAGGTGCAGGAGGCGGTGCAACCTGCTGCTGGGTCAAAGATGCCGCATTAGATGCGGCGACAGTGAGGGTCACGGACTCAACGAATGTGCCCATGTTCTCAGCGATCTCAGCCCAATGCATCTGGAACTCCGATGCGGAGTTTCCTCGCACGGTGAGCTGAACATCATGGTCAGCGATACGGACCCGCATGTTCGCGGAGAATGGTGCTTCAGTGCTAGACATTTACAGCCTCCTTCAAATTGAACGATGGTGAATACATTGTAGCAGGATTGTGGACGTAGCAGTGGGTTCGGACACCGCAGCCACGGCACATGCTGGTGACGTGGGGCAGGAAGATCCCTGATTGGATTCCGGCGTAGGTCTTCGCGACCCAGTAGTCCACCATCTCGTCCGTGTACGGCTCCAGGTTGTGGATGGTGGACAGTGATCCTTCACGGGCCATCCAGTACGCACCGTACTTCGCGTCGATCCCGTAAGCAGCCTTGAGTGCCCTGCGGTAGAAGGCGAGCTGCATAGGGGCAGGCGTGGTCTTCCCGGTTTTCAGATCGACTATCAGCGCGTCATCCTCAGACTTTGCGTTGACGAAAACCCGGTCGATGAACCCCTTCAACTGAATGAGTTCATCATTGACTTCAATGTCCACACGCACATCAAGTTCGATAGCAGGCTTGCCGTCCTGCATCTTCATCACATGAAGGTCGGGGTTGTTCTGACGCCAGGTGATCCATGACTGCACGTAGGCTGGGCCGTTAGCCATCCACCAGGCGTAGTCTTCACCGTTAGGGGCTGCCTTCGTGGGCCTGCCACCAGCACGAGGTGTCTTACCTTCAGGGAACTGTGCAACCTCTTGCTCCAAGGACTTGCGGAAAGCATCAAGCCCAAGCTCCAGTAGTGGGTTCATGCCTGATACTCCTCAAACAAGTGATGGTCTATGGCTTCGGTGGCCGTGTGTACGGCGGTGCCTCCGGCGAACCAGTAGGCAGGATCTTCAGCTACGCCAACGATCCTTGTTAAGCGGTACTTTTCTCCACAGTCCACGTAGGTGGAGAACTGGGAGTAGGATATGTGCGGTATTGGTGTTTCACTCATGGCAGATACGGTAGCGTAGGGGTGTGACAGTCTTCGGCATTGAGCTTTTTCTTCGGCGTGTCGGGTTCTTTTACTTCGGCGCTTGTAGGTTACACTGTTACCTATATAGGTACAGATATAGGTAAAAGAGCCAGCCCTTAGGGGGCTGGCTCATATAGGTATTACTATAAGTATATATAATATATTATTATTAGACAGTATACTAAATACCTTTCTGCCTTAGACCTATAGACACCCTCTAGGATGCTTCTGTATGGCCCTGTAAGGGCCGTAGACGAGACAAAACCCCCTCCCAGGTATCCGAAGACCCTAGGAGGGGGAGCCTCTCAGAATGGCTGAGAATGATTCTTACTTTGTGAGGTTGAACCACCGATCAAGAAGACCTTTGATGCCATTTTGATCTGACTTCATCAGCTTCCCAACCCGACGACGCTCCGTCTTCAAACTCAAACCATCAGGATCATTCTTCCGACCGGGTGCATACGTCCGATGAAACTCCAAAGCCTGCTTCGGATCCAGACCATAATGCTCCATCAAGGCAGCAGTACCCTTGCGAAGACTGGAGATCTGCTCCTTCGTCCACTTCTCCCCAGTATTGTGATCCGTTTCAATCCCAAGATAATACTGATTACCTGTGGAGTTAGGGGCAAGAGCACTTGATCCCACACCTGCATGGTTCGTGAGGCCAGCGGCATACACAAACCACTTGCCATAACGGTCAACCCAGATAGCAGCACAAGGAGCCAGATCCGAATACATGTACCAATGCAGAGCCCCCGGTGAATCACCGAACGGTGACGCATCGTGATGCCACATGATGCCACGCAACTGCGTGTAGCCCAGGCCGTTCCAACCAACCTGCTTCCACGACTTACCCGCATACCTGCCGTACTTGTAAGTCATGCCCTCAACAGGAACACCAGCCTTACGAAGAACCCGAACCAGATCCTTCAACCACACACCACTCACAGATCCACCTCATACACGGGAATCTCCTCAACAACAGCCTCGCCAGCAAGACTTGGACCCTCAAACGACCCAAGTCGAACAGACGCGACAGAAGTCAGAACAGAAACCAGAGCGGCAGTAGCAGCCACAGCCAGACCCTGCTGCCAGTCAATCGTCAGCACCGTCACACCAGCAACAAACAAGGCAACCAGAGCCTGAGCGAACGTCTTCACCGCACGTTCAGCGGTCGCAATCCAGAAAACCTTATCAGTCAGCAATGTGATCCAACTCCTCATCAATACGAACGATTTCTTTCTCAATGCGGCAGATCCGCTTCACCACATCATCAACCTTGTCATGCAGCTCACCCAACGACTTGCCACCGTTCTTAGGCATACGTTGATCTATATACCTTTCAAGAGGCTTCACAATCAGGAAGCGACCAACAGCAACCACCGCTGACACGAAAGCAACAATGACACCCAGCACGATCCCCAAATCGCGCACAATCTCAATCCAGTCAGGGGTTGCGTACTCCATGATCACAACTCCCTGCACGTCACCACAAGAACACCACCCATACCTGACTGCTGCCGAGGTGGTGACGTTTGAACCATCTGCAAATCCTCAATCAAAATCGTGTACGTTTCTTTAGCAAGAAAGTCCTGCAACACCACAGGCGTACCCGCCAGTAGAGCGTTACGCAGATTCTGCCAGCGAGTCGTCGCATACCCAGGATGACCGATACGCTGACCAAACCTGTCGGTTTCTTCATCGAAGCAGAGAAGCGGGAGTCGCCACTGCTGCTTACGAGGCACAGCAGGCAACGCCTTCAACTGCCAGCCAGCAATCTCAGGCCCCTTAGTCGCATCAGAAGCATCCCGAGTCAACTCAATCTTCAAACCAAGAGACTCAACAGGCACAGCAGGAACAACCTGCACCTCAACATTCGAAGACCCATCAGGGTACGTGTACAAGGCAGCCTCAGTGCCCCCAGCCTGCACACTAGACACAGCAACCGTGCCATCCAACACAGACCTGCGAAGATTTAAAAACCGGAAAGACTTATTCTCCAGCGTGTTATACCTGACCTGCCCCGTATACAGGTAGCCGCTAGACACCAGCTCAGTCGGATGCTCCTCATACACACCCTGACTGTTCACACCAACAATGACACGGCCCGTACAACCCAAGATGCACACGCCATCAACGACACCAGTCTCACCCGTGTCAATGTCGGCAGCCCACGCTGCACGACCAGCCTCATCCAAATTAGACAAATCAACGCGGATCACACCAGCATTACCGGAACCCACATCCGCGACACCCACATACACGAACCTGTCAAACCCGACAGCATAGCCAGTGGCCGCACCCGTGTACGTCAGCGGCCCATACGTGACAGAACCATCACCACCAAGCAGGCCAATACGCACACCCACGCTCGTCATAATCACCATGTACGAACCCAAGTATGAGAACAAGCCCAGCACGATCTCACCAGCAGGAAGCTCGGCAACAGTCACCGCCGACGTAAGCGTCGGCAGTCCACCATCAGCCTCATCCACAGTGAACTTGTAAATTGTGCTAAGGGAACCAGAATGCCCAGCAACCAGAATCGCAGCCGGAGCCTCACAGGCACCCGTCCACTCCCAATCAGACCGCGGATGAGTGTAGAAAGCAGAAGGCAGGTTACCTCCAGTGAACCCACCCAGTTCGTACAGCTCGTTGCCCCACGCAGCCATCAAGCGTTGCTTAACCCACCAGCCACGACCAGAAGCCGACTTCGAATGCGTCCACAAAGCGGACGCTGTAGTGCCGCTCGCAGCAGCAACATCAATGCCGTCATCGTGGAAACCGAAAACACCACTACCGTATGAAGCAAGATATTCAATGTCATTAGCCCAACCCGTGATAGCGGTGGCAGTAGTGCCATCCCACTTCTTCACGCCACCAGCACCATCAAGACCGAAGGCGTAACACACGTTATTGCCATCGTCACGGGCACCAGCAACATTCGCCAAACCAGACGACGTAAACGCCTCACGAACACGAGGCAACAACTTCAACGTGCCAGGAGTCCACACATCAACACCCTGCGACCTGTTAAAGCGCGTCATCAAACGCTCATTATCAGGAGGCTCAAGGAAATTGATACCAGCACCACCACTGAAATCCCGCTGGCTACGAAGCCACCAACCCGTCAGCGACTGCTCACCAGGATCCCTACTGTTATCGAACTGTTCCTTATTCACACTCGTGAAAGCACGAGTCATAGGGAACTCATCCGAAGCCACACCCAGGAACGGCTGACCAGCAATAGCCCACTCGTAGGCAAACGCACCTAGACTGAACGAGTTCAGGCTAGCCGAATAGGCAACACCGATATCAAGAAGTACGCTATCGGTAATGTCAGTGGTGACAGTCAATGTTTTTCCTCGCAGGCTCTAGCTAGGGAGGGCACAACAAAAGGACGCCAACATTTGGCGCACCTATAAGGGTCAGTCTTCGTCGTATTCGACGTATCCGAGGAAGTCCCAGATGTCGTCATCCATCAAAACTCCAAACAGGGAAAAATGGACAGGGATCGTCAACCCCTAGGTTAGGAACTACACGCCAAGGAGGGCGGCAGCCTCGTCAGCGGTCAGGCCCAGGGCTTCCAACTTGGCGAGGGCGCTGGCCTTAGCGGCAGCCTTGGCCTCCTCCTCGGCCAGACGCTCGGCCTCAGCAGCCGCAGCAGCAGCGGCGTCTGCTTCGCGCTGCGCGATCTCCTCAGCGGTCAGGGGCCGCTCGGTGACAGCGCCACCAGGGACAGAGCAGTCCACGATGACGGCGATAGGTGTTTCAGACATGAGGCTCCTTACGCCTTAGTGATGCCGTAGAGGTAGAAGGACGAGTGCTGGACGTAGTTTCCAGATGTCGGAGTGAACCGAACCGACGTTATGGCAGATGTGTCAGACCACAGACCCGCGTAGCAGCCGAGAGAGTTGTAT